TCAGCCTCTGCACTTAGCTGCGACATCCAGATCACACAACAGTCATACTGCTTAGCAATGTTACGAGCATGGATAGCTGCTGCTTTAAGTGTGATATCGCTACGCTCACTCTTTATATCAGCAAACTTATCACCCATGTCAAGTATTACGATGTCAGGCTTCTCAAACTTAACTACAGACTCAACCCAATCCATGCTCTTGCCTGTGCTATCCTTGAACATAATGTTCTGTCGTACAGGTTCGTAACGTTTATGTGCTAGAGCTTTGTTCTCTCGTACCTCTTTCATGGTCATGTTAGATGATGCACTGATGTACCGTGAAGCAACACGTGTATAAGCTTCCTCATTACACAACACGATACACTTAGCACCTTGATGTGCAAAGCCACCATCTGCTGCTATAAGAGAGGCATGGAAAGAAGTTTTCCCAGTATTAGGCCGTGCGCCCACGATAACAAAATGGCCACCGCTAACACCTTCCACCCTACGAGCCAAGGAAGATATGTTAAACTTCCACTTGGACTCCAACGCTGTTGCATCAAGTATTGTATCAAGGCTATTATCATCCCACTCAACACGGAGATTGGGAGTAAAATCATTTTTGAAATCCTCTAATAGTTGACGTAAAGGTTGTAGGCTATTCTCTGTACCATTGACGAAATCAAAACCTAGGTTTGCAACCTGGTCGCCCACATATTGTTGGAACAATTGTGATAACGTATCCTCTGCAATCTCTTGCTTGATAGGCTCAGTGATCTCAATGCGTTTAAACAGATCGTCATAGGCACCGCGTGTAGCTGTTGTCATACTAGCATTCATGCGGTTGAACACAGCCTGTAGATCAGCAACTGTCATGTCACCATCATAGGCTTCCATTGCACCGTCTAGTGCTTGCTTAATCTTACGCACATCTTTACTAAAGATTTTATCAGGGCAACGAATGCCCTTATGATCATTGTAGAAATCACGGTTAAGCAGTGTTTTAATCAGTGCCAGTTCCATCATTATCGAAATCTCCTCTCAGGAATCTAAACATTACTTCTATTGCAGCCAAAGGCCAAAAAATTGCAAAGCGCAGTGAGACATCTCTTCCTTCACTGTCCTGCGCTTCTACTACTAAAGCTAAGAATGGTATAGCTAATAAGTACATTACAAACATACCCTTAAAGAAGTTTAGGTCACTCATCATCTTTATTAGCTTTTTCTTTTTCTTTTGCTCTCTTGCGTTCTTCTTCTGTCATTGGGCTGATAGTTTCACTATCTTGTACTCCAAATATATACTCTGTTAGTTCTTCTTTCTGTTGGCTTATATGATCTTCTATAAAATCATACACTACCTGTAAATCTAACTTAGCTGCTGCGCAGTACAGCACTAGCTTAAGACCCTCTTCCTGCAATAGCTTTGCACAGTTATTATCAAGGTGAAACTGATATGTGGCACTGCCATCCTCATGTTCCTCTACTTGTTCTACTCCAATCATTCCAGTCATTGTTTATCCTTTATACATACTAGTTGTGCTTCTTGTGGTACCTGACCCTCAAACTCCTCGAAAGCATAAAAACAATCATACATAGATGAATACATACCTAGTGTATTAACATAAGGTCTACTTTCGTGCAAGAATACAAGTACCAAAAGCCAAGTCATTCTTCATACATCCTTAACGCTTCCCATGATACTGGGAACAGCTTCATCATTACGTCTTCGATCTTCTCAGCTACGATACGTGTCTCAGCTTGGGTGTCTTCCTTCAGGCGTAGGCCACACATCTTAGCGAAAGCAAACAGTGTACCAGACCAGTACCACTCTGTCATCATAGATTGTGGTAACACCATACGTGCTTGCTCTGGTGATACGCCCTTCGCTAACAGGTAGTTGTAGTTCTGCCTACAATCCTCAACCATGTTACGTGCAACTGATGGACGTATATCATGTATCTCACCATCACTGCCTTGCTTCTTGTCCTGCGCACGTCCACGCCATACATCAGGTACGTAGAACTCTGGCTCATCATCCACATAGCGACGACTCACTTCGTTCCAAGGCATATACTCGTGTTTCTGAAGCTGACGTGCTACAAAGATAGGTGCCTTGACATGGAATGTAACAAACGTGTGATTGAATGGTGATTTGTGGTTATGCTTGGCAAGGTAACGAATCAGCTTGGCATCCTTAGGCTTAAGCACCAACTCTTCACCATAGTGAATACGTGGCATCCATTCTGATTTCTTACCAAAGCTAACACGCGCTGCGTTAACTACTGATAGGTCACTACCCATGTGGTCAATGTATATTGCTTCAATCATCTGCATACCTCTGTTAATTTTTCCATATCCTCATCCATGCGATACTTAATATCATCAAGCAAACTAACTGCAATAGTTTTTATGCCTGTCCATAGTTCTATCTCTCTGCGATACTCAATCGTCTTACCTACAGCGTCAGGATCAAGAGCGATCACCACCTTATCAAACTCTCCAATCTTTGCAAAGTGTTTAGGGTTCATAGATGTGCCAAGGATAGCCATAGCTGTCACGTTTGGAAACTCTTGTGCTGCCACAATAGCTGACACAACATCCTCAACCACAAGGCAAACCTGGCCTGTGCCAATCGTGTAATAGTTTGCTTCACCAGTGTAACGATACCACTTGGGGTGTACTTTCTTACCTACAGCCCTGCCTATCGCATCAATCATCCTACCCTTGTAGTAGATTGGAAATACAACACGCTCCTGCTGCACATCATACATTGTTTTACCTAAAGATATACCCCAGCGCCTTACAAATCGTTTATGCTTGGTGTGTGATTGCTGTGGTGTAACTACCTGCGCTGGGATTTCCCATGTTTCAGGTTCTTTCTTAACTAATTCTAGTTTTGGTTTCATGTGTCGCCTTATCTCCGCTGCTGTCATGTCGGTATCAAATACACCACCCACATCACAACCTAGTTTGTAACAGTTGTACTTCAATACACCTGTATCTTTGCTTGCACTAAATGTGTTCTTACCTTTGCAGAAAGGACAATCCCCACGCCAACTACCTGCGTATGTCATCTCCTCTGCAAAATCTCTATGCTTCTGCCAATTACTCATTGTCTCTTCCTCTGGCTGCTAATGCTTTGCTTGCACCACTGAATGTATTTACCCGATATGGTTTCATTGATGCAAAGTTTTTATGTCCTGTTACCTGCATGATGTTACCCTCGGAAACACCTGCTTCCATCATCTCTGTCACTGCTGTTCTGCGTAGGTCTTGCGCAGTAAGTTCACGTGGTAGATTAGCTTCGTCTAATACCTCATTGATAAGTATACCTATCTCACTAATGTCGTATGGTGTGTATGCCCCTGCTCTTGGAGACACTCTAGGTGCTACATAATCTTGGAAGCTAAAATCATTATATTGGTGGCGCAGCATAGAGCATAGTGAGTCGGCAATTGGGAGATGAACTTCTGCCCCTCTCTTGCTCTGCGTCATATCCATGCGGCACTGATCTAGGTCTAGCTTATCCCATGTAAGCACTCTCATGTCGCCTACACGCTGCCCCCAATCATATGCCATGTGGACAATCAGTCCAATGCTACGCCACCTGAAATCACTGTAAGCAGTATCTAAAAAGGTTGACACCTGCTGCTCCGTCCAAAGCTGCCGACGAGGTTCGGTAGTTCGGGTTTGCACTAAGCTCACAGGGTTATGCTCCATAATATCAAACCGCATGGCATGTCTCCAAATCACAGACAAAACGGATTTACGATAGTTTGCAGCACGAACCCCACAGGTTAACCACTCCTCATAAGCTTGTGTCAGGTGTCTAACCTTAATATTCTTACAGCGATAATCCCCAAGCAACTTACCTTCAACAGATGTTTGACATATCCATTGCGCATGTAATTCATAATCACGTTGCGTATTAGGCGATAGCCTACGAAAAGCATTAGAGTTAAGATAAAACTCTATGATCTGCTCAAGGTCAGCATTTTGCTTGGGGGTTTTCATTTAACCTTGTCCTCTCTTAGGTTTGAATGAACGTTTCTTACTCTTATTCATAGACGAATATTTGATACTACCTTTTCGTCTAGACTGTGATGTTTTCTTATGGTTTTTCAATTCCAGTTTCTCCGTGTTTTCCAATAACTCCAACAGGTCATACAATGATCCCTACCAAAGATTAGGTCAATGAGCCAAACCATGTTGGCTCTATTGTTTCTCTTCCAATCCCAGTTACGTGCTGAGAAGGTTTGGTTTAGGTTCCCACCAAGGATAACATTAATGAGAACACTAAACGCTGTCGCTACTCTTACGAGATATGTTTTAAAACTTGTATTCATATAACATATAGAGGAAAGGCCAAAGCATATAAGATATAATCAAAAGCTTGGATACCATACCTCACCCTCATCTAAGTAGTGTTTCTTGATGTGGTCAGCCTCACGTTGTAAGAACTCACCCTCTTCTGCTTCACCAATCCAGTACGCATCATCAATCTGTTTCATTAAACGATTGTGATATTCCTGTGCAGGTATTAACCGATCATCCAACATTAACATGCTCCACCTTTGCGGTATACCACTGAGAGCCATACAAAACATATTTCCATGCCTCTCTTATATTGTTTGTTGAATACCAACACATCAACTTACCTGAGCGATTATAAAACATAACACGATAGGTCATTACACTGATTCCTTTACAAGGTGATAACGTACATATCGTTGCTTTGTATTTTTATGAGTTTTACGCTCACTTACTATATTATAACCACGCTCTTTCAGGTCACAGATGCGACGAGATAGTGACATAATTTTGTAGTGATTGATTGCATCAAGAGTAGAGATACTACCTATCACGTTAAGATGTTCAACGATTTGATCAAGTTGTTTATTAGCCATGTCTTGTCTCCTTTCTGGCTTATTGTGCTGCTGTCATAGCAGCGTCTGAAGTATCTGTCAAACACTTTGAGTTAAATTCAAACACAGCACGTGCAAAACCTCGTGGTGTGGCACTGCGTATGTCTTTTGTGCGCTGGGATTTACCGCCAAGCTTTAGATGCTGTGTGCTGTATCCTGTAGGCTTACAGGTTGGTAAGCGATGTGGCATTCGGAAGCCACCGCCTGTCCACAGGCATGTCTTTTTTGTGTACGCATCCTTGGCTGCAATGTAGTCAGGCCAGCGTGGATGTTCTGCCTCTTCATCAGGAATGTATTCGCCATACTCATAAGGGTGGAACGAATAGTTTGGCTTGCGCCACAGCGTTGCAAGGCGAGACACAGGGTTCTCTATGAAATATGGTATCTCTAGTGCCTCGAACAGTGATGCACACCACCGTGCATGATTGCTAGCACGTATCTGAAACTCAGGGTCAGCCTTACGCTTACGTGCAAAGTGTGCCGCACCTGATACAGCTAGATCAGTACAGACAGGGAAGGCCATGCCGAACACAACATCTGTGTTCTCGAATGTGCGTTGCATACCTGTGATGTTATCAACGTTCCACAAATCCATGTGGACATAGCGAATGAATCCACCGCTATCGAATGTGTCACACTTGGGTTTCTCTATGTTGTGTTGTATATCAAAGGCATAGCAGCAATACCCTGCCTCTGCCCAAGGGCGTAGTGCCTCGCCTGTGAAATCATATAATGATAGTACGATACCTTTAGTCATGTTATTCTCCCTTCATAAGAACTCGTTTGACATAACTTGTAGTATGTCCTGACATCTGTGCAAGCTCAGATATTAAAACATTTGGATGTGTGTCGAAATAGTCACAGATTTCCTCGTCTGACCATAGAAAATTTACATCATTCATTGTTGTACCCTCTCGTCTGCTCTGTCTGTGTATGTGCAGTAACCTTCGTCAATCAATAGCTTGGCTGTGCGTCCATACCATCCTTGAAACTTCCACGCCATGCCTGTGTCAATAAGGTACTGCCATGCTTCTATTTCTTCTTCGTGGTCAGCAGATACTAGCTGCTCACATATCTCAATCGCTAGTTGTAGATTCATCTTTCACCTCTATCCTCTCTGCTAAGAAAGCCTCTACGTCATCATGTATATCATTAAACACGTCTTGTGCTTTAGCTGTGTAACAGATGTCGTCTGTCTCAGGGTCTATTTGATACATGTTCTTACCTTTGTAGCTGTAGTACAGAATCTTATGTGCTATCTCAGATGTGTACTCAATAAAGTCTGTCTTTTCCATTCTCATTGTGTCTCCCCCTCTACATATACAGTTTTGTGTGGGTCTGGATTGTTACAGTGTGGACATACCGCAATGAATAGTTCTTCACTTTCACGATATGTGTTGTCACATTCTAAGCAATGCACAAGTAAGTCTTGTTGTACGTTCATAGTTTTATACCCTCTACATCATTAAAGAAACATGTAGGCCAACACTGCTTGTTGCTGTTCTGGTCTAGTAATACATACCAATTTTCACCATTGTAAAAGTATGTGCTGATCACTCCAAAGATTTCACCTTCTTGTAAGCCTTGCCAATCTTTAATGGCCTCTACTA